AGCTGCAAATCCTGGGATAGACTCAAGGATTGTTGCTACTGCTGGACTTGTTACTAAGAAGTTAGCACCACCACGTAATGTTTTTTGGTGAATTTTATTAGATACTTTTTGAAGTTTAGTACCTAAAGTTTGGAACCAACCACCTTGTGTATTATAGAAACCATCTCCTAAACCTGCAGTAGCTACACCAGCTGCTAAAGTTGAGAATGCTGTTCCGTTCCAGATTGTGTTATTACGAGCTGACCAATATTCTGTTGTTGGAGCTGCTGCAATCAACATATCCAAGATCTCTAAGTCGATCTCCATAGATACATATTCAGATAACATTGAAGTCAATTCAGCTTCAGCATCAATTGAATGGTATGCATTTAAGTCTTGTGCAAACTCTGGAGTCCAAACTGCTTTCAACTTACGAGTCTTAGCAACGATTGGTTCAGATTGCATTTCCAAGTTAATTTCTGGAATATCGATATCGTAGTTATATCCATTTCCGTAACCTGTACGAGCGTCTTCAAAATCACCACGTGTTACATCAGTTGGTTGTTTGCTGTACTGTAATCTTACTGTATTAGCACCAATTGATGAACTGATGAAAGTTGCTTGTGCATTTGTAACAACGAATGATGCAGTGTAATTTGAAGTAATTGAAGAGAATGCTTGAACTGGAACGATTTCAGTTGAACCAGATAAGAATGTAAATGAACGAACTGCATATAAATCTGCGTTAGTTGGAACGTTAACAGTTACCATTTGATACGCAGATGAACCTGAATAAACAGAGTCACCATTAACTTGTGTTGCAGTTGGTGTAGAACCAGTTGCTGCTGTTACGATACTTGCTGTTTCGTTAATTGAATAACCAAAACGACCTGCACCATAAAGACCTCCTGATGGATCATTTGATGTAGTAGTAACACCAAACATTGAGTCATCAGCGTTAGGAGAACCAAATGGATCACCCGTACGATTTAAATTGTCATTGTCAAATCCAGGTTGAGCTGTACCATATTTAAAGTCTAAATAAAATATAAGACCTGATGGCAAGTTCATTGGTTGAACTGATACGAATTCTTTTGCTGCAAATTCAGCAAAAATACGACGTACCAATGGAAGTGCTACACCAGCCCATTCTTCAGATCCTGCTGCTACACCTGTAGATGAAGCTTCTTTTACTAATTGTCTTGCTTGGTTTTCAAGCAATTGAGCCATTCCGGCTTTTTCTGTTTCGCCTTTAAGGCCTTCTAATAAACCTGTCTTTTCCCACTTAGATGCCAAAACTTTAGCTTGGTTTCTTTGTACGAAATCATTGGTTTGTAATAAATTTGAAATACTCATGATTTCTTTTCCTTTTGTTTTTTGTTTGTTTTACAATAATCCTGCTAATTTTTTCCAACGATCTGCTAATTCAAATCCTTCAGATAAAACTCTAGTTGATTCTTTTGCTGGCGCAGTTGTTGCTGTTGGTTTGCTAGCATAAGATTCTTTAACTATTCGTTTTTTCATTTCTGGACGTTTGAATGATTCAGCCAATGTTGTAAATACTAATTTTACTTCTCTTGTATTACCAGCTCTATCAAAATTTTCAATTACTTTCATTTTTTGATTTTCTGTTAATTCGAAGTTTCGGAACAATTTGTTCGTGTAAAGAAGTTTTGCATTTAAAAGATTTACTTCAGAAAGAATACCTCTAAGTTGATTTACAGTAGCATAAGCTTCTTCTAAATCTTTCTTCATTGCTTCTTCTACTGGCTTTTCTTCTTCTTTTGCAGGCATTTCTGCTTCTTCTTCTTCACGAAGGATAGCTTCGATGATTTCATCAATTGATTCATCTACTGGCATTTCCTTTTCGTCTTCTGCATAATGATCACCTTCGTGAATCTCATCACCATCAGTTCCAGCATTTGAATAATCTTCTTCATTCAAATCACCTTCTAACTCACGAATGATTGCTTCTAAGTTTAGATCTTCGTCATCTGCACCATACTCTGCATTCATTTCTTCGTCGCCCATCGGTTCTTCTTCAGCTGACATACCCATACCCATGCTCATGTCCTCTTCGTCGCCACCCATACCAACTGTGAAATCGTACTCATTTCCGCCAACTTCTGCAGATAAATGATCATCTGTCCAATTAAAGTCGTCTTCCATTCCTTCGTCACCCATTGGTGCTTCTTCTTCTCCTGCTGCCATATCCATTTCTGGTTCTTCTGCAGGCATTTCTTCTTCTTCGCCCTCGATTTCATTTGTTAGTTTTGTAGCTAACATTCTTTCTAATCGTGGAGCAAAGGCTTCTTGTAAAGCAATCTTTGCATTTGCTAAAGCTGTTTCTTTAACCGCCTTTGCATCAGCAATCGCTTCTTTTAGCAAGTCTGATTTTGCCATTGTTTTTCTCCTTAAATTTGTTTTTTGGAAATAAGATTATTCGAAATCTTAATAGAAATATAAATTACTAGACATTATATAAGAAATAATGTATTTACAAATAAATATGAGCATGATTGAAAAACCAGTAAAAAAGCCCTAACTTTTTTAGCTAGGGCTTTATTTTGTTAATTAAAAAGAATTTCTATCTTTAATCATTTGAATGAATCTTGCGTCTTGAAGTTGTTTTCTTTTCTTAACTGACGGTTTAATAAATTCTTTTCGGTCTTTTGCTTTTTCTAGAACTTCGGAATTTTTAACTTTGCGTTTCCAAATTTTAAGAGCAAATGCTAAATCTTCTCTTAAGGAGCCTACTACATTTACTGCTAGTGAATGTCCTGGAACAATTGTTTGATGTTGTTTTTGTTTTTTATTCATATAACGTTATTAAATTTTTACATTGGGGCTTGTGGTGCTGGGGTAGGTGTTGGAGCTTGTTCTCCGCGTACTTTAAATCTGAAATGTTTAAGTTCTGGCATTTGTGCTAAATATCCTTGAATCTTTTGTGATTCTGTTCCCGGGTCTTCTCCTAATCTAAAATAAAGATAAACTACTTTACCTGTTTTTGCGATTTGTTTTTTAACTAACGTAATACCTTTTTTTGCAGTCCATTGTTGTATTTCGTTAGTTACTCTAACTGCATCTGCAGGATCACGTAAAACAAATTCTACTCCACCTCTATAATCAGTTATGTTATTAACTAGTTTTGCTTCATCAATATCACCTTCCAATTGTACATTTACACCTTGGTCAGTCATTTTTTTAATATCTGCAGGTTTTGTATCTTTAGGCATTTTCACAGCGCCGGCACCAGATGGTGCTGTTTGTTCTGTTAATCCGAAAAATTCTTTATATAATTTTTTAAATATGCTCATTACTTGCCTATATTATAATAATTTTTTTTGTAAGATCCAAATTATTGAACATCAAAATATCTGTTTAAATGTTGTCCGATATTTTCATATGCCATGGCCATTCGGTCTTGTGCTTCTTTTAATGAACGAGCTGCATCTTCAAAATCTCGATAATCTTCATGCATTCTTTTGTTGCCTTTTTTGTGTGCGGCATTTGCCATCCAATCATCACTTTCAGTCATAACACGATCAGCACGTTCAACAATATTTTTAACTCGTTCAACAATTTCTTCTAAATTGCCTTTTCCATATACTGACTCACCTAATGCTGAAAAGTTTGCTATTTCTTGTACAAATGCTCGTTTTTCGTCTTTAGACATTGCTTGTGGTTGATCTTCTAAAATCGTTTCTAGAATGTATTTTAAATTTGGTGTTTTCATTATATAATCCTACATTTGCCATCATCACATAAAATTGATGTAATAATGCTGTTTACTTTGCCGTATTTGTTTGGTTGTATATTTTTATTAATTGATTCGTGCATGCTCGTAGGACGCATAAAAGCCCCTTGCGTAGAAGGATTAGATACGAAGTCCCAACATATTAATTCAAAATCTTCTTGTACTTCTACTACGCCTTCACTACGTAATTCTTTAACAGAACCTAAACCACGAGATGATATACCTAAAGTGATTCCTGCTTTAAACAGTTCTTTAAGAATTTTACCTGATGGTGTTTCTAGAATTTGTACTGCTCCACATAAATCATCGCCTTTCCACCAAATTTTAAGAACGTTATGTGAAACGTTATTTAAATTGACTACTGATGATTCTGGATGATCTAATTCTCCTAATGCTCTATGTTGATCAATATATTCTTGTTGATAGCGTTTACATTCTCTTTCTAAGATGGTTCTAGGATATATTCTACCGTTTTGATTCTTTGCTCCTGCTCGCTGCAAAATTCCTTGTACAACAAACCCGCCAGGTACGCCAAATGCTGCGCCAGATGATTCTGACAATGTTCCTACCGGCTTAAATGGCATATATTCTACGATAAGGTTTTTTGACATACTATTCTCCTAATGCTCTTACTCGTTCTGATATTTTTGTTAATCGTTCTGATATTTTTACTAATGCTTTATCTGCTGCGTTGCCAATTCCCATTCTAGATAAACCTGATTCAGTTTTTAATCTTGAAGTATGATTAACTAATGTTTCAATTTCTTGAAGTTTTTTTGCTACTTCTTTAATTGTATTTTTAACTTTTTGTTCCGGAGATATTTTTGAATCGCCTGTTGCAAAAGATCTATATGATTCAATAAGTTGTTCATATTTACGATCCATTGCTTCTGCAACTTTGAGTGAATGCTTTTCAGTATCATCTTTTATATTTGCAGTACCATATGGTTGATTGCTAAATTTAACTGGATATTCTTGATCTTCATTAGGCCATTTACCGTCTGCAGATGAAAATGGGAATTTATCTTGAGATGTCTCTTCACCTGATTCAGGTTTTTGATGACCCGTTTCTTTCCATTTAAATGATGGTGATGTATTTACTGATTCATATTTAATAGATTTGCTTTTCCACTTACCCGGTTTAGCAAATGCTGCAGGGGTATTAAATCCAGCAACACCGCCTGTGGCACTCATCTCGTCAAGTTCCTCAGGATTACATTCTGGACAATCTGGTTTACCACAGTTACATGTTTCTTCTAGATCTTGGAATTTATCCTCAATTTCTTTTAAGAATGATCTCATTAATGCATCTCCTTTAATTCGCGGACTAAATCAAAATAACGTAACAAAGAAAGTATATGAGATTCTTTAATAGTTTTCATATTTTCTACCGTACAAAGCATTTCAGATAATTTTTGTACTTTAATTTGTGTTGCTTTATCTGATATTTGATTAGCTTGTTGTGCTAAATCTTTTTTGATTGCAGGGATAACAACTTGAATATATTCTTTTAATGCGGCAGTATCATTTACGTGAGTAATATACTTGTTTAAAAGTTGTTTTTGCGATTCATCTAAACCTGAATATTTTTCGTTGAATTTATCTACAAGTAACTTGTATGATAATAAACGTATATCTTTTGGCTGTGATTCATATGATTCTAAAATTGGATCTTTTGTTGGTTTCGCTTTTTCTGTAATCATTGCGTGTTGTAAAATAACATTTTTACATTCTAACAATTGTTTCGGATTATCAGTTTCGTCATTTTCAAATATCATATTAATAGAAGCTAATACTTTATAGTTATTAATATGAATTTTTGACATGTTATCGAAAACAAATTTTTCAGAAATTTCTTTCACTAAATTATAGCGTTGACGTTTCAATACCGTTTGGTTTAGTTTTGAATGTGTTGATTTTACAGTACGTATATAATCTAATGCTTGTGCTTCACTACGGAATTGCTCTTTTCCTAAAGCATTATAGAGTTGTAATTCTTTCGATAATTCTGTATTTTGACCGAAATATTTTTTAATAATATCAACAGTTACAGTTTTATTCGAAGACAACGTTTCCGAAGTTAATTTACGCACTAACATTTCAAAAAGAATACCGGTATTCTTATATTTTGAATGTTTTAATTTCTTCATAGGTTTACGACCGTTTATTTTTAATATAAATATAATGTTTCTTACAAAATGTTATTTTCGTCCAATAACGTACCTTTGTCTTTATCATCATTATCTATTTTACTAGACTTTAATGATTCTAATAACATGTTAGATGTTTTATTTTTAGATTTAAGATGTTTAAGTATGTTGTGGCTCTCTGTTGAAATTGGTCGTACTGTTCTGTCTCTTCTAGCATCTGGTGTAAATGTTGTTTTTTGATTTGCAGGATCAAATGCTTGTTTCAATTCTTTTCTACCGGTCGGATCCCATCCAAATGCATTTTTATGTTGTCCGGATTTGATGCCTTCTGGCGGACGTCCTCCTAAATCCTTTTCTTCTACCTCTTTGCTCGACATATGTAATGATGCCATATCGTGCGGCGTTCCAAAAGATACTCCTGTTACTGCAGGATCATTTCCTTCTTGTTCAATTTGATTTTGACGGAAACGAAGTTTAAGATCTTCTACAACATCATTGCGTTCTTGAAGCCATTGGTCTTCTGACATATTAAAGATATATTCATAAATGTATTTGTCAGAAACTAATTTAGAATCTTTCATTGAAGTTGCTAATGCCATTTTTTCAGTCATTAATGCAACTTTTTGCTGATCATATATAATAGATG